GGGTGGTTCTTGAACGCTAGTTTGTAGAAAGGCAGCGGTGATGAGTCGAGGCTTGGCGATCCACATACATGATGCGCAGTGGATAACATCTGTGCGCTTTCCAGTGGCATCTTCACCACATGCTTGTCGCATTGCATACGCGCAGCGATAGCGGGGTCACGGTCAAGGATAAATATATTCAAAGGTCACTCCTCCCTTTTAATACGAATAAATGCCCATCAGAATCCTTGATATCTTTTTCAGATAGCATGGGCACATCGTCGTCGTCGGGGTGGCAAACGAACACAGTCTCGCCTTTAACAAACGATGCGAGCGCAGTCGGCATGTCATATGTTGTAAATTCATTTCGTGCCATCACGCGCACCTCTGAAGGTTGCGTATCCAATGGTCGCCATCCATATGGCGCTCCACGATGTCATACTCTGTGCCCTGAGCCTTGGCCGCGTCGACGATGATAGCTGCGTCGCAATCTTCTTCTGCATACACGCCAAGAAAATCACGGTACGAATACCGTGTAAAAGACGAGCATGTTAACCCTAGCTCGACAAGCTGCGCGTTACTGGCAAAGAGCCAACCGTGACCCGCATCTGAGTGATATACAAAATCCATTATCTAAGAACCTCCATGATTGTTGGATAGCAAAGGACAACCACCGCCCATATGAGCAGCAGCACTACGCTTACCACTGCGCCAACGAGTTCACGCGTTGACAGTTCAGATAAAATCTCTTTGAGAATCATCACGTCGTTCCTTCTACCATATGTGTTAACGTGTAAGCAAACAGCGACGCGGTTGGCGTCGTCAGACGGCAGGTGACCGGGAAGTAAACGACGCGGTTGGCGTCGACTACGATTGAAACCCGGTAAAACACCGACGACGTCAACGTCGTTGGGCGGTAATAAATTGCAGTGGGTTGTGCGGCATGCAGTTTTACATCTTGCGCTGCGGTGGATAACAACGTTGTGGCTGTCCGTCGTCTGCCCGATCTAGCATGCGTATCGCATCATCGTCGGCGCAACATCCCATGGAGCTAACCTAAAGTGTTGTTATGAGTTTGGGTGCGGGTTGCTAGGCCGCAATATATGTTAGATAGACTTACGTTTATCCTATCGCTTCTAGGCTCATAAGGCTGGGCGAAGCGTAGCAGTTCACAGGCCGTTCAAAGAACGCGGAATTATACACGGTAAAACGTAAGCCATGGTTCGTACAAACATGGCAGTTGGGTTCCTTCTTACTAAGACGCAGCGGCGAGGGCGTCGGTGAGAGATGAGCCAGTGAATAGGCAGCGGCCATCCCACGCGATCACATTCCACAGTCCGTCACGCTGAACGATGGAGTAATCTTGCAGTGCGGTGCGCCACTTGCTTGTGGCAATCTCAGAGCTTTGTCTTGCGACTTTACGCTGCGCACGTGTTGCGCGTGTCTCAGAGAGACAACGACGGTTGGCTGAAACCTTGCCAGTAGGCACGGTGTATTTGTTGTAACGGCGCATAAGATCCTCCAATTATAAGACAAAACGAGCAACAAGACAAAGCAACAAGACAAAGCAAAATCGCTTAAGTGCTTGTAATTGCTGCGCGAATACGGCTGACAAGACAACAAGACAAGGTTTGAGAGAGAGATTAGATTTGAGAGTGAGGCTCCGCGAAACAGAACAACTCACACAGACGAAAAGAAATCTAATCTCTCTCTCTATGTTTGTCTTATTGTCTTATTGTCTTGTAGTGGTAGTTAACTCATGGAAAACACACGGTTTTTTTGAGCAACAAGACAAGACAATTTACAAGACAAAACATTTTGCCCTCTAAGCTGTCTTGTTGGGGGGCTTGCGCCCCCCTGTTGGTTATACTGCCTCAGCGAAGCGCAATTCTACTGCGTCGTTGATGCGTTGCATGTCCTTGTGGAACTGTGCGAAGTCGACGACGATCTGTTGTGTGACCTCATTGCCATCCGCGTCGGTGACAGTCTTGGGTGTCTCGAGCTTGTCAGCCAAAGACTTGAGCGACTTGTTGACGTCAAGAGCCTTGAGTATGGCAGCAGCGTCAGCTTCACCCATGTACCACTTAGGCAGCTTTTCAAGCATTGCCATGAACGCTTCGACCGTAGCGTATTCTTCACGTGCGGCCTTGTGCTTGCCCGAGTTGAGCTTGAAAGAGCCGTCATCTTGGAACTTGGCAAGCCCGTGCTCTTGGATGAACTTGACCATTTCAGTCCGGTTAAGACCGCTCACAGAGCGAAACAGCTGCGTGAACAAGTCGACGTCACGATGCGCGAACGCATGGCAAGCAGTGTGGATGATAACAGTGTGAACACGATCCCGCAAAGAGCGCGCGTCTTTTTTGATACCAACGATTTTTTTCTTGAGTACTTTTTGAGATAGCATGTGATTGTCCTCCTAGGTTAAATGCTATTGGGTATTTGAGAACCTACGTCTGGCATAGGCTCACAGATACCCAAGCCCCATTGTCAGAGGGGCATAGGATATCCGACCATTCTTCACGCTTGCCTTGCTCATCGCTCGGCCGCTGCACGTGCCCCGCACCCATGACGCACAAGCGACAAGAGCAGGTTACACGTACCCACGTTAGGTAACGCCGTCTGGTTTCCCCGCATGCAGTAGCGGTTAACTCTTGAGAACCTTCCCATCGCGCGACACACAAATAGCGTGCGCGGTCAAGTAACAATCCCAACCATTCGACCAAAGCGCGACCTTGACCTAGTAGGGCATTTAAGCGCTTCAACAATGGCGCAAGGTAAACAGACCCCCCAGTGGCCGAGGGGGTGTCCCCCCCTACCCAGCCCTTATGTGTTACGTGTATCGCAACCCCCATTTTTACCTATTCAACCTAAACGTGTATCATTGACCGCAGCTCCCCAATCTGTTAACACGTAAGCATGTCAAAGCATGTCCAGCACGTTATCGACCCCGCCCAGACCCACAAACCGATCCTCTCGGCAGATGAACTTGCGGCTATCGAACAAGATCCGTCATTGATGGAAACAGTCGCCCGTCTCCTGGGCGCGGTGAACCTAGATAATTTGTTCCGCCACATGCAAAACCCCGATATCAACCCGACGGCCCGGATAGAGTTTCAAAAAATGCTCAATAAGATGGGCAGGCTGGAACCGGATACCAAGCTAGACACCGGTGGAAGTGGCCCCCAAGTGGTCATCAACATAACTCGTGCCAAAGATCAGTCCGATGCCATCACCATCGAAGGTCAAACAATAGACGATGCAACATGAGATAGACTTTGAGGTCATAGAGAGCCTCGATGAGTTCTTTTACTCCGAAAAATTCATTTCTCTGGCTGTAGGGCCGGTCGGATCGACTAAAACTACGGCTGGCATCATGAAAATCCTGCACCATGCGGCACGAATGGCCCCGTGTAAGGACGGAATAAGGCGTTCTAGAACCATTTGGGTGCGAAATACGCGAGAACAGCTGCGAGATACGTCAATTCCTGACTTTTTGAAGTGGATTCCTGATGGAGTTATGGGGTCTTTCCTTAAAACTGAGTATAAATTCGTCCTAAAAGTGGGCGATATTGAGTGCGAAGTGCTGTTTCGTGGCCTCGATGACGCCAATGACGTGCGTAGATTGCTCAGTTTACAGGCTAGTTTCATCATATTTGACGAATTTAGGGAGATTCACCCCGATATTTACAACGCTGCGCAGGGTCGTGTGGGTCGTTACCCAGACAAAATGATGAACGGTGTGGGGTGCGTAACCGACGATGGAAGGTCGAATATGCACATTTGGGGCATGACGAACCCCCCTGATATGGATACTTTTTGGGAAACTTTGCTCACAGAGCCGCCTGACAACGTGCATGTAACGATACAGCCCAGCGGGTTGGCACCGGAGGCCGATTGGACGAGGTTCTTACCTGACGACTACTATGACAACCTCGCGCAAGGGAAAACTGAGGACTGGGTCGACGTGTATATACACGCTGAGTTTGGTAAATCGCTCAGTGGACAGCCTGTGTTTAGATCGTTCGACCGCACGGTTCACTCCTCAGATGAAGAGTTGACTCCCATGTTTAGCGAAAGCCCGTTGCTGATCGGTGTCGACGCGGGGCTGACGCCCGCAGCGGTGATTGGCAGCGTAACGCACGACGGGCGACTGGTTGTTTATAACAGCTTGATCTCTGATGGCATGGGGGCGCTACGCTTCGTGCGAGAACGGCTCAAGCCGTTGTTAAGTAACAAATTTCCGGGGCGCAGAGCGATAGTTATTATCGATCCCGCTGCGTTTCAGCGTGTTCAGACGGACGAGAGAACCGTGGCGGATATATACAAGAACGAGGGGTTCGTAGTGAAGCCTGCGAGGACCAACTCAATCGCGGCGAGGATAGCTGCGGTGGAGAAATATCTGACCCGTGTGGTGGACGGGAAGTATAGTTTCGTCGTCGACGGTGTTAGCGCGTCGTCGCTCGTGCAGGCGTTGGCCGGTAAGTATCGGTACAAAATCAACACGAAAGGGGCACGTGATGAAAAACCAGAAAAATCCCACCCGTGGTCGGACGTTGCCGACGCGTTCCAATATATGTGCCTACACGCCGACGGCGGTGAGACGTTCGGGGCAAGCCCGTACTCGACGCAGAGGAAAGAGGTTGTTCGGGTCTCATCCAGCGGCTGGACCTAATCTGTTGACGTGTTAACACGTTGGTGCTACCATACGGACGACGTCACAGGTGAGATTATGATATGGTGCTAGGCTCAGCCCTAATTCCTGTTGCTCGTGCTTCTGATCTTGAGGCACAGGCGCAACGTGCTTCTGATAAAAAACAGAACACCCCTATGATT